CTTCTAAATGATTAGGCTTGTTTTTCTTACACTCAATTATTCTCTTTAAAACGTTAAACTCTTCTTGAATTGTCATATCTTTTCTTTTAGATTACAAATATAGTACTATTTATTTAATAAACTACTATTTTTAGTAATTATCTTTTACCTAAAAGAGCGTTAACATAATCATTCCACGTGAAATCCTTTATTTTCAGCTCTTTACAAACCATAGAGGTTAAGATTTCTTTTAAAGCTACATTATAAACCCTAACATCCCAAAAGTGATTCTGTTTTCTTTTTGAGTTAGTCCACCTAGCTCCAATCTGATCGCCTGATGAATCCACTTCTGTAACCCTTGTTTCAGCTTCATAATGCTCGTAATAGTGTTTAAAGGTATATTTACCGTTCTCAGGTAAAGGAAAGTTCATAAAACCACTCGGTTGCGATGTTTCCCCATCGTTTTTCCAGTGTAATTCAATATCTTCAGATAAATTATCTTTTACTTTGTTGACATCTACTAAATAAAGGTAGTTTTTTGCCCTTCCCTTTTTAAATAACGGGGCATCTTTACCATATTTTCTGAAAGAATCTTCGTTTTCACCCTTTAAAGCCAACACATAATGAGGTGTACTTTCACAAAAATCATAAGCATAGGATGTATAATGACCAGTATCTACACCAGTAATAAAGACTTTCATCTTTCTACCCGTGTCGGTTTCGTAAACAATATCTAAAATTTTATTATATTCATCCCAAACATTACCAGTTTCATTATTTCTATATGTCCACTTTTCCCTATCCGTTGCCTCTTTCTGTTTTTTTGTTTGATTAGGTATAAATGTGCCAATACTTCCAGCGTCTATCGAATAACTAGAACCGTTCTCAGTCCACGCTAAAACCTCGTAATCTAAACGAGCATCTTCCACAACCCCGTTTAAATCACAAGCACAAGTTAATAAAACTATTTTACCGTTACCATCCGTTTCGCTCATTCGCTCTGGTAATGTCTTAATTTGGTACTCTCTAGTGTTTTTTTGTAGCTGGTTACTATTTATTTCCTTTCCAGTTTCTTCAAAAGTTTCACCCAAAACAAGGTTGGTAAACGTTTGCATCTCTTTAGTTTTTTGAGGTGCGTTTATTGGGTTGGCTTTTAAATATTGTCTTACGTACCTTTCCCAGTCATACATTCCAACGGGTGCGTAAAGTGCTGATAAGTGATAACTAAAATAACCCTCCTCACTTGGTACGGCTGTAGGTTTCCATTCTCCAGCTAATAACATTTCTTGTTTTTTGTTATCTTTAAAGAACCCAAAACAAGATTGACAAGTATAACCCACCGTTCCATCAATTAACTTTCCATTCTCGTCTATTTTGTAAGTTATACCAGCTTCTTTACCATCTTGTTTAAATGTCCACCTTAAGTCAATATAATCACCACAACAAGGACAAGGAACGTGAAATTTTCGCTTATCACCCAATTCATAAACTGGCTCAATATTAGATGTTTGCTTTACTTCTGGTGTAGATATGTAATAAAGCTTCATTCCATAATCATAATAAGCTGCAAACCTTTGTTCAATCATTTCCGTTGTTGAACCAGATTCTTTTGTTGATTTCTTTGCCGCATCAAAATCATCTATAAAACCATACTTTACAGACCTTTGTCTTAATAATTTATGATTACCAGCTGACCCAGCTGTTAAAGAACCCCCAGCAAATTCCTTACTTTTAGCAGTATCCCCAGTCCTTTGGTTCTTTTTCTTTATTACATTAGGTCTAATGCTTTTTCTTAACCCAGTTGATTCTATCATTTGGTCGATTTTACCATTCATCGCTTCCCCAGCCAAATCTGCGTGACCAGTTAGAAATAAAATATTGCCAGGAGCTTGACTTATTATAAATCCTATAGCATTTTCAATAACACCAGTGGAAAAACCAATCTGAGCTCCCTTCATTACAGCTACTATTCGAGCTGGATGGTTAGGGCTCATAGTATCTACAACCTCCCTTAAATAAGGGGTGTAATCAAAAGAAAACTTTCCAGATTGACTACTAACATCTGAACTCATTACCCTATTTGATTCAGCCCATTCTGAGGGTAAAACATCACTCAAATAAGACTCCGTAGAGTCTAACATTTGGTTTATTTGTATTTTTACGTGATTATTTTCCATCTAGTAATCCCCTTTAATTTCTACGTTATAACCTAACTCTATTAAGGTAGCTCTCAATGAGCTTTCTACACTATCCCCGTCAGCTTCTAATTCTTTTCCGTTAACTATTAAATCAGTACCGTAATTGTCACAACACCCGTCACCGCATTGGTTGTGCCAACCTTTTATCACTATCTTTACAACTTTTTTATCCATATTATTTTCCATTAACTCCATATTCTTCCACAACGTTATCAATCCCATTTCGGCTAATCTCTAAACCATCCTCCACGGCTTTATTTACTACAGCGATTAAATCACCTCTCATTTTTGCTTGGTCTTCTTTATTTACCCCGTAAGATTTACCAAGTAAAACAATATACTTTTCAGCCGCTTGGTGAAAAGCCGTTGTAATACTTTTAGAATGTTGAGCAAATAAAATCATTGCTAACTCAGTAGGAATAACAACCCCGTTCAACTTATCTAACTGTATTTTCTTAATTTTATTAGAATTCTCTAAACTCTCAATCTCTAATAACTTTTTTGTACGGTCTAAATCATAACCAGCCGCAGCATCTTTTTCAATCTTTGCATCAGCTTCGCTTAACTCCCTTTTTCTTACTACTGGTGGTTTAGGTATCTTTACGGGGGCTTTTGGCGTTGGTATTGATTTGTTCTTTACCTTTTTAACTGCAACCGTTTTTTGCTTAATTACAACCTCCTCAATTACTGGCTCTGGCTCGTATTCACCACTAGCTTTTAATAATTTTATCTTTTGCTTTTCAATACGAGCTATTAAAAAGTCATTATTAATAGCTAATGATGTATCTATTTCGTTGTTTGTGTTTGGAATTACTTGATGTCTCTTTACAGCCATACTCAAAGTGGCGTGGCTAATAAAACACATATCAATAAACTCTTTCTTGCTATATCTCGGCATTTATTATTTTAATATTTAAAATTTTATCGTAATATTCTTTTTTTAAATTATAAATAGCTTTACAGTTTTCTTTAATAAAATCAGAATTAACTATCATTCGATTATACTTGCTAACTAATTCACTATTCACACATTTAATTTCTTTGTTGTTGTAATTTATTAAATCACCTTTTTTTATTTCTAACATAATATTATAATTTTTGTTTTATATAAAACAAAAACCATACCTCTTTTTTATTTTTCTAAAACAAATTCTTCTATTTCCTCTTCAGACATTTCAAACGCACCCCTAAGTTTTTCAAACCTCCAAAATGCAAAAGCTGGTTCTTGCATCCTTTTTAATAACGGTATATAAATCTCAGGGTTTTTACGATCTTGCAAAACAATACCCACAACTATATCATCATTACGGAAAACATCCCTTACAATATATTTTGCACCTTGCTTAATCCAAATCGGAAAATTCTTATTAACCGAAACTTTGTTTTCTGGCTTTATAAAGGAGTCTTTGCAAATTACCTCATCACCAATATCTAATAAATCTTCACCCATAGTTTTTTTAAAAAATAAAAAGTAAATAACAGGGTGCCTCCCCTCGCTTTCGTACACTTTTTTTAAGTTACTTACCTTTTTTTACCCACTAATTCGTCAGCCTTTTTATAAGCGGCTAATAATGCTTCTTGTCTTGTTTTCTCCCGTTGTCATAATTTCTAGTTTTTAATTTTATTATTAAGAAACAAAGCAGCCAACCACCCACATAAAGACCATAAAGACTCGTGTAAGAATGGGTTTTCACTTATAATGTTAATAATCAAGCTATTTATACTTGCAATTATCATAATCATAATCATTGTATTTAAAATGGTTTTCATAATATCTAGTTTATTTTACAATTAATGCAAACATAATACCCACTAACAATATCTAAGCTCATAGTATTAAAGTCTTTTACTTTCTTATTACATATTGGACACTTTATTTTAAATAAGTCGTTCAATATATTAAATTTTTTTTTTAAAAATCCCATATCTTTTTTAGTTTTTATTTTCCTTGTTAACCCTTGTTAACCTCCATTAAACAAAGGGTTTTGTATGTTTGTTAACAACAAAGGTAATAATTTTTATTTCAATAGTTAACATTCAAAGTTAACAAATGGAAAAAAATGGTAGCTATTTTTACTTTTGCAGTTCCAATTGTTT